AAGGTAGTGTTAGGTGCTGTAGCAAGAGAAGTCCATGTAGGTGTAGCATCAATGGCGTTGCCTATGTAGTATACGCCATTACGTGCAGCAATGACCTTTTGGTTGTTAGCCTGCTGCACTAACGCTAGAGCCTGTACTACACCAGAGCCAGGAAGCTCAGCATCAATAAACTTTGTGTAGCCTGCTACCTTACGGTAACCACCATCAAGTGAAGGCTCAAAGTTCTGCAGTTGGAATGCTGAACCTACATTATTAATACCCTGCTGGAGAGGACTGATGTTTGTAATCAACCCACCAGTAAAAGGTACTGGAAATGTTTGCCACTGTGTAGCCATTATTATGATACTCTTAGGCTAGGTTTATTGCGTGTAATAACTGTAGAACGTATGTAGTCATAACGGTTTATGTACAAACTACGCATGTACTTAATACCTGATTCAAACTTACCCTGTGCAATCTGAGATGCCTGTGTATCAGCACGGAACTGATAAGCGTAGAACATAGCACCATCTACAATAGTATGCTTAAACTCAATAGGAACGTTAGGTACATCATCATACAACTCAAGTGATACCTGATTGCGGTAGTACTCATATACTATTTCATATGCTTTGTCTGGGGTAGGTATTATGAGAAACTCTTGACTAGGTGCTCGTGAAACATGACGGGGAATATCTTGTAAATCGCTACCAGAGTTATACTCATAATCAACGTATCTGTCAAGGTATTCTTGATAATCCATTGATTTAAGTTTAGTAGTGCTTACATTTAATGCGTCACTTTTCTTTATGCGAAAGCTTTGCATATCAATTAGTTTAGCATCAGTAGGATAATCGTAACGTGTTACACCAGGAGTAAGAGTCTCTTCTTCTAGGATGTGATTCCAAGGCCAGTTATACTCTTCATGGTTGATATGTCTTAGTGAGGCATTTACAGCATCCTTAGCTGAACTATAGAAACCTCCAGCAGTATCAAAGTTAGAACTTGTTAGCTCTACTTCATTAAGTCTGCGATTTACCTCGTTTACTAGCCCTAAATAGTTATATGCCATTATTTATTCCTTACACGTAAACGAACCTTACGCTCTACTACTAACCCATTCGTGTCGGCTATACGGCAGTAGAACTGATACTCTATATTATTATCACCAGAGCCTAAACGTGCAGTTGCTACTTTGTCTGTGTTAGTAGCAGAGATAAGCTGTATTCCCTTCACAAGCTGCCCACTAGGGATAAGCTGGGTCTTTACACCATCAGCATCATCAACAAACCAAGTAACACTACTAAGTGTTGCACCACTAAGAAAGCGTGACCAGTCAATGCTATAGTCTAGTATTTCATCAGGGTCTTTGTTGGGCCATTTAAGAGACATTATTATTATTCCTATGCTGCACGAACATACGCTATGTTACCTAGTGTACTGTACTCACCAATGTAAGCAGTACGATCTCTGCTGTAGTTATCTTTAATTGACTCATAGTCAAACTGAACTGTGATAACTGTTTCATCACCTACAGTAAACGTACCTTGTACTCCTGTTGGTATTACTACAGCTTTACAGTCTAGTGTGACAGTGTTGCCTGATACTGTACCTGCTACACCTTTACCTGCTAGACTGATGTTAGCATCTGACTCAACTACAACTTCGTCACCATCTACTAGAAGTGAGTCAGTGATGATCTGTAAGCCAAACCCTACAGGCTGTATAGTGGGGCCAAACCCTGCATCTACAGTGATACTACCAAGACTTGCAGTAAATGCTGTAGCCATTGTGATAGTAGGAGTTGTACCTACACCACCGTCTACTGTAATAGCACCTGCTGCACCTGTAGCTGTTACTGCTGATGGTACAACTACTGCACCTGCTGCTGCTGTTGCACTTCCTGCTGCACCGTTAGCTTGTACGCCTGTGAGATCAACATTAGTACGTGAGCTAATATCTGGATCACCTACTGCACCTGTACCTACAACACCTGTAAGTACAAAGGAAGCATTGGCCTGCTCATAGCTTTCACCAAAGGCAGCTACGGAAAAAGGATTAGTTGAGTAGGCCATGCTTTACTCCTTATGCAGCAGCGTCACTTGAGAGTACACCATACCAGTTTGTACCGCCATCACGTGTATGGAAGACTAGGATATCTGTTTCACCACTTGCAGGTGCATCTGGGGCTGTACCACCTGCCCACTTTACTGAGCTAGGCCATGTGACTGTTGAGCCATTGCCTGTTAGTTGTAGGACAAATCCCACTAAGCGGTCAGCTGTTACGCCACCAAAAGTAAAGGTAGTGTTGCCTGACATGGTAAGGCTAAATGCACCTGCGTTATCTGCATCAGGAGCAGGTGAAGTACCAGATAAAGGGTCATAGTCTTCTTGCAGGCTTTCAGCCATAACTACGCCTGAAAAAGTAGGGGATGAGGAAACATTAAGGGTAACTGAACCTGACGATCCGCCACCAGTTAAGTTCGTACCAGCGGTTACACCTGTAATATCACCAACATTTGTGGTGTATCCAGCACCGTTTGTTAGCTGATTGTTATTTGTAATATAGTTAGCGTTAGTCGCACCTGTGTAACCTAAATCACCAAGAGTTAAAGTGCGAGTACCCATGCTGGTAATAACACCGTCTGTGACGAAGATATTATCAATAATAGTTGAGCCAGAAGTATTGATGTCGCTGTCAGTGCCGATTACAGTGTTGTATGTACCAGACGCTTGCTTACCGTCCAATGCAGTCTGCAAACCATCTACGTTTGAGATGACGTGGTTGTGGCTGTCATCTGCTACAGTAACAGTAAGGGTGGCGTTGCCAAGGTTAGTGAATGTAGCACTACCAGACGCATCACCAGAAAGCGTCAATGTAGGGTCTGACGTAGCTGTAGTGCTAATGCTGATATTGCCAGAACCATCAAAGTTAGCGTTACCAGTTACTGCACCTGATACAGCAATATTACGTGCTGTAGCCAGTGTAGATGCAGTGGAAGCATTACCACTAAGCGCAGCAGTAATAGTACCAGCACTAAAGTTACCTGATGCATCACGTGCTACAACTTTAGATGCTGTGTTAGTTGGTGTAGCATCTACGTTAAGTGTAGGTGTAGAACCCTCACCTGTAGTACCGCCTGTAAGGTAGTTACCTGATGTAACAGTAGATACGTAATCACCTGTAGTGTCAGTACCAAGTGCTACAGAGTTTGCAGCAATAGTAGTTGCAATAGATGCGTTACCTGAACCATCAACACCCGTAACACTACCAGTGACATCACCTGTCAAGCTGATAGTACGACCTGTTTCCCAAGCTGTAGCAGTAGCTGCATTGCCTGTTGTGTCTTGGTTACCTGTAGTATTAACACCGGGAAGGTTGATGCTTGCTGTACCATCAAATGATACACCACCAATGTTACGTGCTGTCTCAAGGGCTGTAGCTGTATCAGCATTACCTGTTACATCACCACTGACATTACCTGTCACGTTCCCTGTTAGGGCTGCTGCTACACTATTAAAGGTTACATCAGAAGATGTTTCTACAGCCTGACCAATGTTAATGCCAGAGCCATCTACAGTAACGCCTGTACCTGCATCAGCAGAGAATGTAGTACCTGTGAGTGTTACACCGTTACCTGCACTGTATACAGCAGTCTCAGCGATTACAGAGAAAGTAATGTTAGTAGTACCGAATGTAATAGTACCACTTGTGTTCATCACATAGAGTTCACCTGCACCTGTGTTACCTTCTTTAACGAAGAATGCGTCACCTTCACCAAACGCATTAGGGTCTGATACACCATAAGAGTCAGCATCTGTAGCACGAGTAAGTACCCAGTTAGTAGAGCCATCACCTACAGTAGTAACAGTATAAATACCATTGTGTGCAGCATTAGTTTGGTTATAAATAAGTACACGATCTGCAGAGCTAAGAGCTACGCCATCAATAGTAATAACTGCTTGTGTACCTGCATTAGTAAGTGTAGCACCTACGCCAGATGTACCATTGTCATACGTAGCGTTTAGGTTAATTGGTGATTCTACACGTACTGGATCATGATAGTGAATACCTGCAGCAGCGATAGTGTCAACGTACTGCTTTGTTGCAGCTTGTAATGCACTCTGAGGGTCACGATTAAGCTCAAGATCACCTGCAGCATTAAAGAATGCAGCTTTAGTAGCAGGCTGTGTAATGAAAACCTCAGACTGTGCTGTAAGACTAACGGCACTTCCTGCATTAGAACTTGCTAAAATGGTAGTACGAGCTAGGAGTGATGAACCTTCTGTCCATGTACCTAGCCCGACTTCCCATTCATTAGTGCTAGGCTCTAGTAAGGCATAGTACGTAGTATCGCCATCAGACAAAGCAGCAGCAAAAGTCTGAAAGCCATCCACTGTACCATTGAGGGTAAGTGTACCCGTACCTGTAGTGGTACTTGTTTGTTTTACTCTGTCTTTAATTACTAGAGCCATAGTCTATGCTCCTATTAAGCGATACGAATGATAGCGTTTGATGCGTCTGCAGCAGGGAACTGAATAGTGTAGTCACCATTTGTAGAAGTTTTAGTACCACCAAAGTCAATCACTGCGATTGCTGCATTAGAAGCATTAGTATTATAAATAATACAACCGTCTGCAGAGATAGTAGAAGATGTAAATACTTCATCATCAATGTCAATGATAGCAGTTGTGCCATCTACTGAGATGGTAACGTTGTCTAGTACCTGACCACCAGCTGTATAACCAGTGCCTGTAGCTTCATCAGAGTTACCAGTTACATCAGAGTAGTTAGTAGTTGCAGCACCGTAAGTGCCTGTAGGAGAAGCTTTAATCAGAGCCAGTTTGATAGAGTGGGTATCCAAGTCATGAGTACCACCCAGTAGTTCCGACTTAAAGCTTGTACACATTGCTGTTGTGATAGCCATTATTGGAGTCCTTTGTAAGAGTATAACGTACTAAAGGGCCAGCCTCAGAAGAGACCAGCCCAATAGGTTACGCAAGATTAGGCAGCGTTGTAACGTGCTGTGATAAGTGCCTCGGGGCGCAAGATTTTGCGTCCGTAAAGGTGCATACCACGTACAATGTCAGCAAAGCTGTCTGGGTCACGGTAGTTCTCAACTTTGTTGATCTGCTCAGCAGAAGCAACAGCATCGTCCTGACCAGCTACGATAACACCGT